CAAGGATTATCAGAAATAAAATTAGCTGATGGTTCTAAAGTTTCTGTGAAAAAAGAATATAGATGCACTATTCCGAAAGATGAAGTTCGGAGAGAGCTATGCTATAAATGGCTTCGTGACCAGAAGTTAGAGGACATTATTAAAAACAATGTCTTTGTTACTTTTGGAAAGGGAGAAGATGACAAGGCGAAGCAATTGCTGGACCTTGCGGTAGCTAATGGATTTGAGCCACAGCAGAAATCTGATGTGTCTTGGCAAACATTAACTGCCCTTTTCAGGGAGCGTATCGAGTCCGGGCTTGATATGCCCTCTGATGTCTTTAGCACATGGGTTAAAGACAAAACTAAAATAACCCGGAAATAACTAATGGAGAATGTGTAATGGCTAATGACGTAGCAAAAAAAACCAATGGATCACTTGCCTTGTTTGGTGATGATGCCAAGGGTTTTGATAACATGACTCAAGATGATCTTGCATTACCTTTTGTAAGAATCTTGGGACAGCTATCTCCGCAGGTAACTGCAGGAGATGCAAAGTATATGGAGGATGCCAAACCTGGCATGATCTTCAATACTGTTACCAACGAATTGTTCGATGGTAAAAAGGGTATTAAGGTAATTCCTTGTTACTACAAAAAAGATTACCCAGAGTGGTCGGATAGGGGGGATGGGCCTGGTGCTCCTGTGGCTGTCCACATGCCGAACAGTCCGGTAATCGCAACAGGTAAGAGAGAGGGATCTAAGATTAGATTACCAAACGGTAATTACTTAGAGGAGACTGCTTCTTACTTTGTCATGGTAGAAACTAAAACTGGTGGTTATACACCAGCGTTGATCACCATGAAATCTACACAACTAAATGTCAGTAAAAAGTGGAATTCTATGATGAAAACCACACAAATACCTGACGGAAAAGGAGGATTTGCAATACCACCTATGCAAGGTGTTGTATACAATCTTTCATCTACTTTACAAAAGAACGACAAAGGTTCTTGGTATGGTTGGGTGGTGAATATGGACAGAATTTTAGGTCAGGACGATAAATCTTTGTATTTGAGTGCAAAGGAATTTAGAGGTAATGTATCTAAAGGGAACGTTCAAACAAAAGCAGATGTGGAAGAGAAAGTAGCGGACTCGAGTCCATACTAAACACATGGGGCCTCTACGCGAGAGTAAGAGGCCCCTTTACAAATTGCTAAGAAATGATAATGGATAAATTTAAATCAATATTTTTAGGACTAGAAATAGCTTATGGACAATATCAATCAGGTGAACGTGGCGACAACGGAAAACAAAAAGGCAAAGCTTTTATTGTACGTGGACAAGTCACAGATGAACTCTGGCGAAACCATATTGAAGGAAGAGGACCAGCCCTTGGAATCATCCCTATTACAGAAAATAATGATTGTAGGTGGGGCTGCATTGATATTGACGAATATAATCTTGATCACACTAGCCTCATTAAAAGTATTCGGAATCATAACCTCCCCTTAATAGTTTGCCGTAGTAAATCAGGCGGCGCACACGTATTTTTATTTACAAAAGAAAACATTCCTGCATCTTTGATGCAATCAAAATTAAAACAAATGGCAATCATACTTGGGTATGAAGGGTCAGAAATTTTTCCAAAACAAACAGAGATACTTGTGGAACGTGGGGACACGGGTAACTTTTTAAATTTACCCTACTATAATGAAATGAAAGGACTACGTTATGCTATCGACGATAATGGCACCGGTTGTTCACTTGAGAAATTTTATAAGCTCTATGATGTTTGGGCTTGCACAAAAGATCAAGTCGAAGCGATCAAAACAGAAGAGAAAAAAATAGAAGAAGCATTTCCTATGGGACCACCTTGTCTAAATAAACTTGCAATGACAGGTTTTGGACAAGGCTCCAGGAACAACGCATTATTTAATATTGCTGTATATTATAAACAAGCTAAACCTGATACTTGGGAAGATGAAATTGTTGGAGCAAACTTAAAATATATGGACCCACCATTAAGTAATAGTGAGGTGCAGCAACTAATTAAATCAGTAAATAGAAAAGGTTATGATAAGTATCGCTGTAAAGATGCACCAATCAACTCTGTATGTCAATCAGGATTGTGTAGAACAAAAAGATTTGGTGTAGGCTTTGGTGAAGAAGAAATGCCTGTATTAGGTAGTCTTACAAAGTATGCATCTAAACCACCAGAGTGGTTTTTAAGTGTAGATAAAAAAAGAATACAATTAAAATCAGAACAACTTTACAGTCCACAACTATTTGCATTGGCATGTTTAGATCAAGCTAACTTAGTTGTGCCTGTTCCTAAACCACAAGATTGGAAACAACATTTTTTAAAACCTATGATGTTAGGACTTCAGGAGGTTGAGCCACTAGAGTCTTTAGATCCAGTCAATGAACTTACTGGACTATTGCAAGACTGGACTACCAATAGACAATCAGCAAGAACCTTTGATGATATATTAAATAAACTACCTTACACAGATGAGAAAAGAGAATTTACATATTTTAGAATGGAAGATTTTTTTAATTTTTGTAAACGTAATCATTGGGACAAAGATAAAAATCAAACCGGTAATTTAATAAAACAATTAGATGTATTTGTAAAAGAAGAAAGAATGAGAATAAAAAAACAACAACCAAGACTAATTAAGATAACGGCCATGAAAGAAACTGAAGCATCAACATCTAAAGTACCATATCAAGAAGAGAATTTTTAATGAAAACCATAATACTTGGTCCACCTGGCACAGGAAAAACGACAACGTTATTAAATTTGGTAGATCAATTTATTCAAGAAGGAGTAAGACCTAAACAAATAGGTTTTTTCTCTTTCACTAAAAAAGCTGCAACGGAAGCTGCAACGAGGGCCGCGGATAAATTTAAGTTAGATATAGATAATGACTTAACTTATTTTAGAACTCTGCATTCTTATGCTTTTAATCAATTAGGTATGACAAAAGAAAAAATGATGGGCACTCAAGACTACAAAGAGTTTGGTGAAAAATGTGGCATACCAATTAAGGTTGCAAAGTTTTCTGATAGTGATGGCACATTTAATTCTGATAATGAATATCTTACAATAATAAATACAGCAGCTGTAAAGAGAATGGATTTGTTAGAATACTATGACTCCAGACAAAACATTTTAGATATTGAACGCAATACTTTATACCTTTTGGCAGAAGAACTAAAAAGGTTTAAAAAAGAAAAAGGTTTAAAAGATTTTAATGACTTGTTGGAAGATTTTATTGCAAAAGAAAAACATAATAAATTCAAAGTTTTATTTATAGATGAGGCTCAAGATTTATCTTTGTTGCAGTGGGAAATGGTGAGAAAGATTTGGGATCGTGCAGAAAAAACTTACATAGCTGGTGATGATGACCAGGCAATATTTAAGTGGGCAGGTGCAGATGTAGATCACTTCATTGCATTAAAAGAAGAAGTAGATGACATACAAACATTAGATCAATCTTATCGTATACCGGGGGGACCTATACACGAGCTATCACAAAAGATAATTAGAAAAGTACAAAATAGATTTGATAAAAGTTATAAACCTAGAACACAACAAGGTGTCTTGCGTAGGTATTCTGATGTAACGCAGGTTGATATGTCAGAAGGTAATTGGTTGGTATTGTCCTCTGCAAATTATTTTTTAGATTCTGTAAAAGAAGTTTGTGAATTACGTGGTTGGTATTATTCTTACAAAGGTAAAAATTCTATACCATTAAAATTATTATTAGCATTAAATAACTGGGAGGCTTGGCGTAAGGGTGGTTTATTAAATCACCTAGAGATAAAAAATATTTATGAATACCTTGGATCAAATGTATTAGAAGGGTTTAGAAAAGGTAAAACGTTACATTCTGAAGACAAATACAAAATAGAAGAATGTAAAAAAGATCACGGACTTTTAGTAGATAGTGTTTGGTATGAAGCATTTGAAGGACTAGATCCTATCACTGAAAATTATATTCGTAATATGAGGGCGAATGGTGAAACGTTAAATAAAAATCCTCGTATATCAATGTCAACAATACATGGAGAGAAAGGAGGTGAAGCTGACAAAGTCTTATTGTTACAAGATATTACAAACGCTGCGTTAGAAACTTTTAGTCATGACCCAGATGAATTACATAGATTATTTTATACTGGAGCGACGAGAGCGAAGCGTGAATTACATGTCTTGGACCCAAAAGATTTTGAGAAAGCTTATTTATTATGAGTAGTTATGATAAACAAATTGGTGGAAAACATTATCAAAAATATGTCATACAGCCTAGTAAGTTTGTAATTGAGAACAAGTTGCTATATCCTGAAGGTTGTGCTATTAAATACATAATTAGACATCAAGATAAAAATGGCAAAGAAGATTTATTAAAAGCCATTCATTTTATCGAAATGATAATTGAAAGGGATTATAAGTGAGAAGTATACAAACACCTCTGTTCACACCAGAGACCGAATGGGTTATGCCTGATGAACTAAAAGATCTGCGCGGAGCCAAGTACATAGCGATAGACTTAGAAACTAATGATCCAGAGCTAAAAGAGCTAGGATCTGGTAATGTTACTGGAAAAGGCCACATTGCTGGCATTGCGGTGGCCGTAGAGGGCTGGTCAGGGTATTATCCGATACAACACCAGCTAAATGGAAATATGGACAAAAAACTCGTATTTTCATGGTTGCAAGATATATTTAATCAAACAGATACTACCTTTATATTTCACAATGCTATGTATGATGTCTGCTGGTTGAGATCAGCGGGACTTACAATTAAAGGAAAAATAGTTGATACTATGATTGCAGCGTCTTTAATTGATGAGAATAGATTATCTTATCAATTAAATACATTATCAAAACACTATGTTGGTATTGGTAAAGATGAAAGTGTGTTGAATGCTGCAGCTAAAGAATATGGAGTTGATCCTAAAAAAGAATTATGGAAACTTCCTGCTATGTTTGTTGGACAATA